CCAGTTCCTCCATGAGATTTTCATTGTTTCGGTTGCGGTACATTTATTATTTGTACATAATAAAATAGATGAAGCCCCGTCATGTGACTCTGCGCCGCGCATGGCCTGAACGGTACTTTACGGGCCTGAGCCGGTCTATGAAATTAAGAAGGGAATTGGAACTCATGAGGAGACGCAGGGTGCCCTATAGCAAGTTGCGCATGGGACGGTCAAACAAGGGCGGGACGAAACAAAAGTCAAAATGGACTCTATTATTTCACAAGACCTATCCAGGTTTGAAGTTCAATAAGGAGGCTATTGCTCGGCGAACGGGAATCAGCCGCTCGACGCTCAACACGGTCTACAACAGAGGCCTCAAGGCGTGGAAGACGGGCGGGAGCCGCCCAGGAGCGACGCCACAGCAATGGGCGGTGGCGAGAGTCTACCGTTACACGTTGATCACAAAGGGCAAGGCGCCTCGGGCATGGTACGTGGGACGCGCAGATCCGGATAACAACTTGAGATTACACAGATAGGTATTTCAGCGCGCCTTGTGTGTCCTTGGCGTTCAGGAAGGCGCGCAGCCTTGCCATGCGCTCGCTCAAGTTCTTGGCCCCGGACGACTTGAGATAGTTGTGCCAGTAGGCCTCAGCCCAGTTGGCTTGGTAACTGTAAACGACGGCATTGAACTTGGCGTCGTTTGCAATACGGACAGCCTTGCGGGCGTTGCGGATGTACTCGCGCTGGACGGCGTTCATGGTGTTTTCAGGTTGATTTGACATTGGTGATGGGTCCTTGTGACCCTCTCAAGACGCGGATTTTCAAGAATCTTCCCGGCGCCCCGTGAAATATTCCTGAAGTTCCTTGGTCAATCTCAGACCCCGTCGGGTCAGACACGTCACTCCTGAATTTGAAATTGAAATATCCAGACACGGATCAAAACTATTTTTGGTCAAAATTTCCCAGCGTTCTTTGTACCGACGGTCCTCGAAGCGCCCGTGCCAGTGGTGAAGTATAGTACCGGGGACGTATGAAACCTTGAGGCCTTTACAGGCCCGTTGGTAATCTCCGAGGAGGGTCATATAGTTTGGACTTATGTTACCGGGTGCCGAGTCCTTGACGCGCCCGATCCACGCGAGTGCCATGTGCCGATCACCAGATCCCATGATGGCCCAGTCGATGAGGCCGTTCATCTGCTCAAACGCCTTGCGTGTACACGCCCAGCCGTATCCAGGGTGCCAAAAGCCGTACCGGTCCGTTTTCGTGTACGGCGTTCCACTGTCCCGGTGCATGTACCCGAACCCCTTGTCAATCTTGAGGGACTCTCCGGTGGGTCCGAGATTCACGGCCGTCTGGAACAGCTGGACGATGTCATATGAGGACTGGAGCTCTGACAGAGTGTCCTGGACCCAATTTACGTTCAAAAATGTGATATCCGCGTCGACCCACGCCATGTACTTCCAGTCTTCTGGAAACTCGGTGACCGCCAGGTTCACCAGATTCTCCTTTATCCATACCGGATGGGTGGTTTGTAGTTTCAAGTGGCGCCACACGGGCATCACGTCCGGGAGGGGGTCTGGGCCCAGAGCCTCTGAGACGACGATCCTGATACCTTGCGTCTTGGCAATTCTGTTTACGAATTCAATGAAAAGGCTACGCCGGCGCTTGAAACCACAGAAATTGAAATAGGGCAAAACCACGTACAGAGGGTCTGGAGTCGACCGACAACACGGCATTCTATATTTAACCCATTTAATTATTTCGTCTCGTGCCGATCCATGAGAAAGTCGGCCGTATCAAGAAACATACACAGTTCCCATATCGATCCAATAGTAGGGCACCATGTGTTGGACTCGTCACCAAAATGGATTGGGTGCCAATTTGGCAAAAATTTCGCCGTCACCAAGTTCTTCATGCAATCGTCGACGAACACGTGCGACTGAACCTTTGAAAAGTCCATGTAGGCCCGAGCCTCTGGCTTGAGCGGCGATTCCATGATATTGTCACCGGGGCAACGCAGATTTACCTGGTCACTGATTGCCCGGGCGACCCGACCACCCCAAACGCTCGGTGCGTTTGTGAAGAGTGTCACGTTCCAGCCCTTCTTTGTAAACTCTGAAATCTCCTTAGCCTCGAGTTGGAACTCTGTACCGTATATGACCTCGGCCAAGTGGTCCAAAAGGCGCTTGTCGTACACTTTTTCGTTGAAATCGCTCGTGTCAATCTGAAAAGCCTTGGAGAGACCACGAGCCGTGTGACCGTGCGTCATGTACAGGACGCGGTTGACGTCGCGGGGGTTCTTAGCCTCTGGGAGCTTCGAGGCTACGTACTTTACACAATTGTCCTGGACGTGCGCGAGGAGGAGAGGAGATCTCAAAACCACGCCGTCGATATCCAGTAGAAGCGACTTTATGGCCATCTTATTATTCAAACAGCTTAATTCTCTATATAAAGGTGTGCCTTGTTGGATGTGTACAATGGCACTCAATGTCACTAAGCTGGTACCTCATGCAATTCTGCCTACGCGCGCCACCCCAGGTGCCGTTGGGTATGATCTGTTCAGCATTGACAATTACGTCGTACTCCCTGGCCGGCGCGTGGTCGTCTCGACCGGTATCACCGTCAATCTCCCGCCAGGAACTTATGGACGCATTGCACCTCGCAGTGGATTGGCCGTGAAGCACGGTCTGGACACTCTGGCGGGCGTCATCGACCCGGACTACACGGGTGAGGTCAAGGTGGTTCTTCAGAATCTGGACGTCAACCAGCCGTTCGTCATTCGTCCGGGGTACCGTATCGCTCAGCTGATTCTTGAGCAGTGCATCACGCCCGAGGTTGTCGAGGTACCGGGCGAATGCACGGGCCTCGTCACGGAGCGCGGCGCGGCGGGTTTCGGCTCGACCGGAATTTAAATCAATATAATAATTAGAACATGAATTTTGTGACCTATATTATTCTTGGGGTCCTCGGGGTTTTCATAGCCGCCACTATACTACAAAACGTCATGCAAACTGACTTTTTCAGGTACGGAGGGTCAAACAAATTGATTCTCTCTTTAACACGGGATATATCCCAAGAGGGTAGAAAGTATGGGCCGCGCGTTTTTACGTTTTGGAACCTTTCGCACATTCTTTATTTTGCACTAGGATCGTACCTTTTTCCAGATAAAAGACTTTTACTGTGGATGCTGGGCCTCGCGTGGGAGATTGGTGAAAGTTTTACAGGGGTCATGAACCCTCTGGATATTTTATGGAACAGTATAGGTATTTTAATCGGTGCTGTACTTAGAAACATACAGCCCTAAACTCACAAGTTATGGCCACCTTCCAAGCCGTCGCATGGGACGGTCAGGATCAGGACGACCAATTTACGATCAGAATTTTTGGTCGTGCCGAGGACGGCAGATCCGTCTCCCTCGGGACGAAATTTAATCCATACTGTTTCGTCAAGACGGACAAGGACTTGAAAGGATTCATCAAAAGCACTTTTTGGCGCAACCTCGTGTCGTGTGAGGTTCACCGCGGCAAGGATCTATGGGGGTTCCAAAATGGCGAGCTCTCCCGCTTTTTGAAGGTGACTTTCAAATCGCACAGGGCCCTCAGAAGTTTTGCGTATTGCGTGGACAACAACAAACACTCGGAACTCGCCGGGTGCCGGATGTACGAGTCAAACATCGACCCAGTCCTGCGATTCATGCACGTTTCTGGTTGTACATCGACCGGATGGATCGACCCTGGACTTTGCGAACCTGACGCCGAGTCGACGTGCCAGGTGAATCTGTGGGCGCCCAACTGGAGATTCATCACTCCTTTGGTCCGGGACGATTTTGCGCCTCTACGAATCATGTCGTTCGACATTGAGTGTTATTCGAGTACGGGAGCGTTTCCGGACCCCAAGAACCCTCATGACGTCGTGTTCCAGATTGGCATGACGACCAAGGAGTTTGGGAAAGAGGGATTTCTGGACCGCAAGTGCCTGTGTCTCAAAGAGACTGCCGGACCGGACGTGGAGTCTTTCGCGACCGAAAAGGAGCTCATCAAAGCCTTTGAAAAGTACCTGATCAAAATCGATCCGGACATTATCACGGGGTGGAACATTTTCGGTTTCGATTTAGAGTTTCTCATCGTACGAGCGACGATTCACTGCGGGCTGAGCCCCGTCTGGGGCCGCATCCGTGGGGAGGTGGCGGCGCTCGTGGAGAAGAATCTGAGTTCGAGCGCTCTGGGAAACAACGAGCTCAAGATGGTGCCCATGAAAGGCCGGTACGTGTTTGACCTGTTTCAGGATGTGAAGCGTGAGCACAAGCTGGAGAGCTACAGCCTCAACAACGTCTCCAAGTGGTTTTTGAAAGATCAAAAGAACGACATGCCGGTCAAGGAGATTTTCAGACGGTACAGGGATGGAGACGCGGCTGAGCTAGGCGAGGTGGCCGAGTACTGTATTCAGGATACGGTCCTGCCTCACAAACTCATGGAGAAGCTGTGCCAGATTCAGAACCAGGTGGAGATGGCCAAGGCGTGTTGGGTCCCCTTGGCGTTTCTGAGCGAGCGCGGTCAGCAAATCAAGGTGTTTTCACAAATGGCCAAGAAGGCCCGGGAGCTTAATTTCATCATTCCGACGTTCCGGAGGCCGAACGGTCCTGACGAAGGCAAGTATGAAGGTGCGACGGTCCTGGAAGCGCAGACGGGTGCGTATTACGGTCCAATCACAGCCCTGGATTTCGCGAGTCTGTACCCGAGCATAATGTGCGCCGAGAACCTATGTTATTCAACGCTGGTCATGAACGCCCGGTACGACAACTTGCCAGGAGTGACATACGAGCAGTTCGGGCCTCATCGGTTTGCGCAGACCTCGGGAGAGAAACCTATAGTTTCTCTCCTGCCCACGATCCTCATGGATCTCAAGGCTTTTCGTAAAAAGGCCAAGAAGCTCATGGCCCTCGCAGAAGGGACACCGATGGAGGCGGTTTACAACGGTCAGCAACTCGCCTACAAGATCAGTATGAACTCAATCTATGGGTTTACGGGAGCATCGAAGGGCATGCTTCCGTGCGTCGCCATCGCAAGTACAGTCACGATGCGAGGCCGGCAAATGATCGAGGAGACGAAGAATTACGTCGAGGCGAACTTTCCGGGTGCAAATGTGAGGTACGGGGACTCTGTGATGCCGGAGACTCCAGTGCTGGTCCGCCGGGGTGACGTGGTATCAGTCCAGAAGATAGAAAATCTCGCAGACGCATGGAAAGACTATCCAGGCTTCCTCAAAGATGGAACAGACAAAGAGCAGTGTGACCTCTCAGACTTGGAGACGTGGACCCACCTCGGATGGCAACCGATCAAGCGCGTCATCAGACACAAGTGCCAAAAGAAGATCTGGCGCGTCCTAACCCACACGGGGCTGGTTGATGTGACAGAGGATCATTCACTCTTGGGACCATCGTGTAAGTTGCTCAAACCCACGGAGATCGTTGAAGGTCAAGAGCTCTTTCATAGTTTCCCCGCGACGACAGGCGGCACCGGGTTTTCCAGTGACATGCTGTTCGTACTCGGTGTGTTTGTCGGTGACGGTTCATGTGGTCACTATCAGTGTCCTTCGGGTTCCAAATCGACTTGGGCAATCAACAATCAGAACCTTGACCTGCTCAATAATTGTAAAGAGATCCTTGAGGTGCACTACCCAGACTACAAGTTCGTCATAATGGATACCCTTGAGAGCTCTAGCGTCTATAAACTTTCGCCGCGTGGTGACGTTGTCAAACTTGTCAAGACTTGGCGAACACTGTGCTATGACGGTCAAGCAAAGAAAGTCCCACTCGAGGCCATGGGTCACGATTCATTCTTACAAGGTCTTTGGGCGAGTGACGGGTGCCGTCGTGATAATGAGATTGGTGGGTGCCTTCGAATCGATACAAAGAATCAGGTTACGGCTCAGTGGTACTTCATGTTCCTGATGTCGCTGGGGTTCAAAGTATCATTGAATACACGCAAGGACAAAACCAATGTGTTCCGGCTTACGTTCACCAAGTCATCTTTCCGCAAGAATCCCGTCGCCGTCAAGAAACTAGGGGTCTTACACGAGTCGTGGGACGGCTACGTCTACGACCTCGAGACCGAGGCTGGCACTTTTCAGGCCGGAGTAGGTCAGATGGTCGTCAAGAATACCGACTCGGTGATGGTGGAATTCGACGTGCAGGGCCGCAAGGGCCAGGAGGCGATAGACTACTCATGGGTCCAAGGCGAGTTGGCCGCAGAGCAGTGTACGAAGCTCTTCAAGGCGCCCAATGATCTAGAATTGGAGAAGGTTTATTGCCCGTACTTTCTGTACTCGAAGAAGCGCTACGCCGCCAAGATGTACGAGAAAAACAAGGTTGGTGTGATCGCCTTCAAGAAGATTGACGTCAAGGGCCTACAGGTTGTCCGTCGCGACAGCTGTCCATTTGTTCGGGAAACCCTAAAAAAGCTTCTGGAGATGGTGCTCGAGTCGAGCGATCCCGCGCCCGTTATCACAGAGGCGCGAGAAGCCGCCAAGACCCTGATTCAAGGAAAGGTGCCTATAGAAAAGTTGCTGATGAGTAAGCAACTGGCGTCCGAGTACAAGGTGCCGATGCCTCACGTGACGGTCCGCGACAAGATCAGGGCACGGGCACCAGGTTCAGAGCCTCAGCAAGGCGATCGCGTCGCATTCGTGATTGTGAAAGGGGAGGGGAGAATGTACGAAAAGGCGGAGGATCCTGCGTGGGTTCGTGAAAAGAATGTACCGCTTGATTTCCAGTATTATTTCACGAACCAGTTCAAAAAGCCGGTACAAGATCTCCTTGAACCTCTCGTCAGTGCAGACTTGATTTTCGACAAGAAATTCATGGCCAAGACGGAGAGCACGACAGAGGTGGCGGCGCGCAAGGCGTTTCTGTCCATGTTTTCCAAAAAGGCTACATAAACGTTCAAGGCTCTGAAAAGACAAGTTAAAATGGAGCAGCAGATTCTCCAACTCATAGAGGAGGAGGTATCACGCCGGGTCGGGCTCCGGATATCGGTCATGTTGGATTTCATAGCCAAAACGTATCAGTTGCCTATAGAGCAACTTGTGAAAGACACGTCGGCTATAGAGTGTGTATTTTGTAAAGGAATTCTGAAGAGCAAGAAGCGATGTCTCAAGCAACCACTCGAAAATGGGTACTGTGGGTTTCACCAGTGTCAGGTTCCCAAACCGCAACCTAAACTCGTCGAAAGGGTCAAGGCGCCTTGGGAAGTTTAGTTAGAGATTTGAGAGCTCTAAAAAGCAATGAGCAAGTCGGAGTTGCTGCTGACGAGCCTCTCTAAATTTTTTGATGTACCAGAGAATCGTGAGAAACTTCACGATATTCTGGGACACCGCAGGGGCATCTCCCTACGCAAACTCGAGTGGTTCGTGACGAATTACGCCAAGGCGAACCACGTGACGTACACCACGCCGACCGGCAAGATGTTCACGGTCCACGTAGCCTACAAGTCGAGCCTGGATGGGTACAGTAAGAAACTGTTCGACCCCTTTTGTCGAACGGAACGCGTCGAGTTCCATGGGTTCACGACGACGTGCGCACAGCTCAACTTTCTGAAATGGTGTATCCAAAATGGTATCATAGAATACCTTGAGAAGGTCCCATCTATTAAACATAAGGAAGACGAGCAAACCCACCCTGAAACTCAAGAAGAGTGTAACCATAGTAAAACAAATACAGATTGTATCCCTGTGAAATTTGCGTTGCATAGCTCGGGTTGAAAACCAATGTCAGCGTCGTGGTCTGTGAATTTAACTTTGAAAAATTGAGGTAGCCTCCCTGATTATATTCACGGGGGGTGAGTCCAAACGAATAACTATAGATGCTCTTTGAAGGGATGGAAAGTCCATGCTCCAAAGGTTGTTTGAACGTGTAGTACAACGACCCTTGGAACGTGCTCAGAATATCAACATTGTTAAGTGTAATTTTAGCAGTATCAATAACGTCGACATAATTGGAGACGCCCGATGGGAAGTTGAGCTGAACACCCGTCTGAATGTACTGGGTCGTGTAACCGTAATTGTAACGCGAATCTGAATAAAGACCTGATGAAACATCTTCGTAATTCTTGTTCCTAAAGAACCATGCGAGTGTTTGGACAGGGAAGGATGCTGTGAGCTGAAGCTGAGGATTTCCGGCCGAGAATGTGAGGGTAGACTCTCTCTTGACGCGATTCACGATGTACTTGAGGGGTGTGTTTGTGTAGTACAGCTTTTCCGCATTTTCAAGTAGAATTTCTTCAGTCACGAGTTTTGGAAGCACCAAGTCGGTCGTATGGGGCGCGGCTACGTTACACCACCACGTGTTTGGCTGGAAGGTGAAGCGCACATAGAGCCGCTGGTTCCACATTGCGCAGAGCGGGAAGTAAGGGCGACGGAGGCGCTCATCGTCTTGGTCGTTATGAGACTTGCGTCGGCAAAAAAAGAACTCGAGGGGAATGATATAATCCGTCGCGACCTGTGAGTTGATGTTTGAGCCACCGACAGCCTGAAACATACCAGTCTGTTCATCGGCATCCAGAAATATCTGATCACGAATAATGTACCAGTCGTCGTAGAGGGTCTCGATGACAGTCTCGTTGACGAGGAGATCGACTTGCTTTATCAGCGCGCGGCCAAGCTGAGCAGAATACTGCGAGCCTGGAGGCAAGGCGGGCATCGTCACCTTGAGATACATGTTCGACAAGAGGTGGCCAAGCTCTGTAGGTAAGAGCTCCAACTGAATCGTCTGATTATGATAGGAAGGATTGGGCGGCGGGAGGGGGATGACGCGCTGATACATAACAGAGTTTGTATATCTCTTGAAATCTGGGTTCCACTGTGACTTTGTGAAATCTTCGAGAAGCAGATGATCTTCCTGCGGCCCGATGGCGTTGAGAGCCAAAACAGACGCCGAGCTGAACCCGCGGCCTTTCACGTCTTCAAAAGGGCCCGTTTCGAGAGCCTCGTATTTGAAGCCGGTGTTCAAGTCTCTGAGCTGAAAAGATGATGCGCCTCCCCGTACGCTTTCGTTTATTTCTATGTTAAATTTCTGCGTCGACGCGCCCGTTTCAAAATTCGTAAACTTGGCGGGGACAAAGGTGCTCAAGAACCCTGGTTCCTTGACGAGACCTGTACTGTTGATTGGTCTAACTGTGTTTTCCGGTACAGTACCATCCAGGGGCTCTAGAATTGCAAACCCAATCACCTGTAAATAAGTGTCGCCAGCCGATGTGAATTTGCCCTGTGAAAAGGTTTTAGGGGCGGTCACGTATCGCGACTCGTCGGTATACGAAACGACCCTAAACTTGGGCTGAAGTCCTGTGAGGGTTTCCACGGTCCATCCAGGTCCGAAGCCGCTCGGCGGCGGATCTGTAAAGTTAAACTGAAGAACATTCTGAGTGACGATATAGTTGCCGTTTATAGGTCCCTGCCGTTTCATAGCCGTGTAATCAATCTGACTAGGTGGATAAAGAATAGCACCCGTGACGGCCTGGTAAGGTGCGATGGACTGTTCCGTATCCGACTGAATCCTGAACGACCAAATATAAGGTTCAGAAGTAGTCGCTGAAATTGGAGCCGTTCGTGAACCCATGTCCAAGTTGAAGTCGGCACCTTCGGGCATTACTGCGAGTTGGCCACTCAGACCTGTCATTCCAGACACCGTCCAGCCTTCTTTGATGTACTCTCGCTTCTGGTTGAGTGTTGTGGCGTAAAATGTCACATAGTCACCACCTGAAAGTAAATAGAATCCGTTAACTTCTATCGGGGACAAAACTACATTCACGCCTTGGACAGGGGCGGCGGTCGGCGGCTCGACGGGAGGAGGAGGCTCTACGTCATTTTTAAACAAGTTCACAATTTCCTTTTGAATTTTGCGTTCAAAATTGAGAACATCTTCAAAAGCTTTGGGGACCTGATTTTTGAAAAATTTGAGCACCGGCGCCTGTACTTTGCGTTCGAGGTCAAGCACCTGCTCAGCCATCTCTAGATTTCACGTAGGTTATTTTTCCACATCTGTACCACAGTCAGGGCCTTCAGATGCGCGTGCTCTTGGCGTTTGGCTGTACAGAGCGCTTCGAGCTTCGCCACCTCCTCCTTTGTGTACTGATACGTCTTGATATCCATGAGCTTGGACCACAGCGTCTCGTCGTACTTTTCACGCCGAAGCTGGGTGTGAATCTGGTCCAATGGAACATTGAAGACGTGGAGACGTGGGGTCACCGCCACGTCGCGAATAAACCTAGCCTTTTCAGACAGCCAATTCACCTCCGCCTCGAGCTGTTTGAGCTGCCACGCCTTGCGCTTCTTGTACGTCCCTATCCGAACCTCCAGATAGTCCACGATGATCTCCTCCGGGCTATTGTACTTTTTGACCGCTCCGTTAGGGCCAATTAAGTGCATATTGGAGGTGTGAATCGTCTTGGTCAGGCCCAGCTCCCGGCCGACGTCTTTCAGACCGTCGGCCCCCCAAATTCGAAAGTCGGGGGTGGTTTCCGTGGAGTGATTTTCGAACTTCTGAATAGTGCCCTTCTCCACGAGGGCGTCCAGGTGCTCTTTGAAATCCTGAATCCACATACCCGGAGGGAGCTCCGTCACGTGAAGCTGTGACCCCTCCTTTGCCACCACCCCCTCAAGAACCCATGTGTGATCCTTCGTCTTGGTCACCTTGCCCTTGAACCCCTTGAAGTGCGGAACCATCGGAGCCATCGCCACCTGATCGAGTGCACACTGGATATTGTGCTTGATGATTTCGATGTCGTACGGTGGCACGTAGCAGCTGAATCCGGTACCGATACCTTCCGCGCCGTTCACCAGAATCATCGGCACAATCGGGGCGTAAAACTCCGGCTCCACCTGCTGACCGTCATCCATCACGTATTTCAAAACAGAATTGTCATATGGATCGAAGATCTTGCGCGTCTGTGGACTCAACCGCGTGAAGATGTAACGGGAGCTGGCCGCATCCTTGCCACCCGCCAGCCGCGTCCCAAACTGTCCAGAGGGCTCGAGGAGGTTGAGGTTGTTGGCGCCCATGAAATTCTGAGCCAAATTCACGATCGTGCCCTGTAGACTCGCCTCGCCGTGATGGTACGCCGTCTGCTCAGCGATATACCCAGCCAACTGCGCCACCTTCATATCCGTCGTCAGGTTCTTCTTCAGACAGGCGTAGATGACCTTGCGCTGCGACGGTTTCAAACCGTCCACCACGTGGGGAATCGAACGCTTGATGTCCTCTGCGCTAAAGTTTGCCAAGTCGCGATGCACAAACTCCGTGACGGGAAGGGACTTGATGTGCCCATATGGAATTCCCGCGGGAGGGGCCGCCATGTGATTTGTCAGCCATCCCTTGCGGTCGTCGGCTTGGGCTTTGGAGAAGGCCAAGGTCATGGATTCATTCATGTGCGGGTCCGCACCGAAAGCCACTGTAAGCTGCCCAATCTTCTGAAAGTACTCTTTGGCTTCGGCCGACGTGGATGTGCCAAGACCCTTGTAGTACTTCACGGAAGTTCCCGAAGGGAACTTGCTGGCCTCCTGTGCAGTCCTGAACTCCTCCTCCGTAAAGTACCACACCTTGCCCGCCTTGATCACGGGTGTGACCATCGAGACGACGAACCCGAGTTCGATAAGCTTCGGCCAATACACATGGAACATGTTTAGCACCAGACCCTTGATGTGGCTCCCGTCCAGATCCGCGTCGGTCATAATCATCAGACGGCCGTAGCGCAATTCTCTCACTGAATTGTAGACTTTGCCATGTTGCAGCCCGAGGATCTTTTTGAGGTTGGAAAATTCCTCATTATCGGTCACCTGCTTTACCGTGGCGTCCCGCACATTGCGCGGCTTTCCCCGGAGTGGAAACACGCCAAACGCGTTGCGGCCTACAACGCTCAGACCAGCAATGGCCAACGCTTTCGCCGAGTCGCCCTCGGTGATAATAAGCGTACACTCGTGGGACTTGTGAGTACCGGCCCAATTGGCGTCGTCAAGCTTAGGGATGCCCGTGATGCGCGACTTTTTGGACCCATCTGTCTTCTTGAGCTCTTTGTCAACCTTTGCGAGGCCGAGAGCGAGAAGATCATCCAGGACGCCCGTCGCCAGGACGTCCTTGACGAATTTTGGTTTCAAATCAATGGCATCAGTAATTTTTGAAGTACACTCCGCCTTGGTCTGGCTTGAGAAGGTGGGGTTGACCACGACGGCCCGGACGAACACAAAGAGTGCCGCCTTGATCTGGGCGGGCTTGAGGGTCGCACACCGCTTATCCTTTGATATCTCATCTACCAGTGCCTTGACGACCTTGTCCACGTGGCTACCGCCTTTGGTTGTGGAGATGCCGTTGACCCACGAGCATTGCTGAAACGCCCCACTCGTTGAGTGGGCTACGATGATGTCGAATGAGTCGGTGTGCATCTTGGCCAGAGGCAAGTCACCGGTGTGCATCCGAGCATACTCCTCCAGGCTCGGAACCTTGAGCAATTCCTTGTTGAAACAGACCTGAGCCTTTGAGCACCACATGGCCGTGTCCCATGCGCGTTTCTCCGCGAGCTTCTCAAAGTCGCCCGCACCACCGAAGCGCTTCCAGTCTGGATAGAATGTGATGGAAACGTACGGAGAGATCTTGTCGGTCGAAGTGACGATTGTTGGCGGCTCAACCTTGCTCATGTTGTCGGTCCAAGTTTGCATGTAGATCTTCTTACCGTCACTAATTTTGATATTAAATTTAGAACTGAATACATTGGCCAACTTGGCACCGTACCCATTACGTCCACCCGTCACGCGTTGCTCCTCGTCGTTGTAGTTGGAGCTGGTCAAAAGGTGGCCAAATATGAGCTCGGGGATCCAGAGCGGGACTCCGGTGGCGTCCCGCTCCGTCTCATGTTTCTTGATCGGAATAGACACTCCGTAGTTTCTAACAAAAACGAAGTCCTTGCCCGTAACAATTTCAATCTTGGAAACCTTCTTTGGGTGTAGAGAGTGTTGATCTATGGCGTTGACCAGAACCTCGTCAAAGATCTTCACCAACCCAGGTGAAGCAGAAAGCTCAGAAAGCTTGAAACGCTCCCCATCTCGAATCCAATAGGAGGAAGACTCGGGAGGGAGGGATCCGACATAAGTGTCGGGGCGTTTGAGGATATGTTCCACATGTGTGAGCCGTTCATAGCTCATATTAACTTATTAGGAATTGTCGCCTTTAGGTCAGTGTGTGGCACAAGACCCTAATTTTTGCGAACTACCACCAGGTCTAAAGTGACGCAATCCTAAAACGTAGTGTGACACCCAATTTGATATTATGTCAATTTGTCTTCCATAACTTTAGAATATATAGTGTTCTTCCCCCCTTTGACTTTTCTGGAAACT